GGCATTGAACTTCTGGCGCGGAACACTCCCGCTCGACTTGTCTGGCTTCACCAAAAGCAGATTGCCCTTTTTGCTCTTGATAACAAACAGGTCAGGAAAACGCCTTGCCTTTCTTCCATAAGCCTCTGGTGCAAGTGGGATGGTTAGATATTTCGCCCTTTTGGCGGTTATCGTTCCACCTTTGATCTTGTGCGGGAGGATGTCGCTATTGATTGCCACCACCACCTTGCCCGTTCCCTCCGATTTGGGTGCTTGCACGCTGCCGCCAATCCTTCGATTCCAGAAGTGAGTCCTTCTGCCGGGAGCCAATTTGTTAGGCTCCTTCGCATCCTTTTCCCGATAGAACTTTTGGAGGTATTCAGTTACCCCCCTTGCCCCGACCTTGAGCACAGCATCAAGCTCCTTGCTGGAGAACTTCATGCGGTCTATGCCAGAGGGCAATTCTACCTTGGCTGCAATCATATCGGTGCCTCCTCAAGCTTGGCATCGGGCGAGGCTTCAAAACGCTTCACGGCTCCGTTAACCATTGCCGCCCCCATGTTGCGTTCCATTGCCTCCTGTAAGGTCTTTGTGTTCATCTTGTCGAATAACTCGGGCATCGTATTCGCCGCCTTTGCTATCGCCCTCTCAAAGTCCTCATCTGAAACGGATGAGTCCATCGCTTTATTCACCAACTGAACAAACGCTGGCTTAACAGGGGCAAGCCATTCAGAGCTCACACCAGAGATATCCTCTATCACGCGATTTAAGAGCTTATCCCTCGGCCCCGGCTCTGCTCTCTCTGCGGCCTCCACAATGCCATCCTTGGCGAACATGGGGGGCATTACGGGTGCCTCTGGTGCGCTAATGATTTCCTCCCCGGCCTGCGGGATAGGAACATCGTGCCGATCATAGAACCATTCCCGTGGCATATCCACTCCGCTCCCTAAAAGTATCTGATCGCGTTGAGCCTCCAAGGTTGGGTCAGCTGGCCCTGCCAAGTCTGGAACAAGAGATGGCATCTCATCGTGGCTCCCGTAATTCAGGTGACAGATGAAACTGACTAACTGCTCGTTCATTACATTGGCAACCCACTCACAAACATCCTGAAGGCGGGTACGCCTGACTTCCTCATGTACCTCACCTAATGCCCTGCTCCCCGAATCTCCCACATCGGTCGTGAGGGTCTGGCCTAAAATTGTTATGTCACAAAGCTTGTCGGCTAATTGGATGAAATAGCTTTGAGGATTGTCCTGTCCTGACTTCCCGGCCTCCTTAAATTCCACCTGTGTCCCAGCAGGGAAAGCTCCCCATGCCGCAGACCCCATGTTCTCCAGCATATCAGCAATGTCGTTCTTAATGTTGGCCGCTGCACCGGGGTCATAGGTCGCCCAACGCAAGGGCTGGCCGAACACCTGTGCAAAGTTAAGCAACCAATCGCGGCAGAAGTTCTGACCGCTCCACCAATAGGCAAGCTGCCTTAACAGACCATACCCCATCGAGTTGCCCGAACGGTTCTTGTAGATGCCAATGAGAAACTTGTCATCTGGAATCTCCTCGTAAATGCCATCGCCTTGTGGGGAAAGCATCAGGTCGGGTTTGTCATAAGGAAAAGAGTAATAACGGGGATGACAGAAGTATGTTGCCTTGGGCAGGATTCCATCGACCGTTGGTTCCCAAAGGATTTCCTGCATACTGAATCCCTTGCCAACTGCATCACACAAATCATAGATGGCATCGCGGAAACCGTTCGTGCTATTGATTGGGCTGCCGACCCAAGTGTCAAGGCAATGCTGAACGAAGTCAGCTTTTTCCTGTGCCGATGGTGTCGGCTTTTCCCCTCTCTCGGTAAAGGGCATCACCGTATAGGTTGCCGCTGCCGCTGCGCTTTTAAGCTCATGCAGATTCTTTGCCAGCCTAGCCCATGAATCCTCCATCAACTCGTAGACTTGGTACTGCTGCCGAATATCCCCGCCTAAGGCTGTTCGGAGAATTGCAATGATATTGGCCGGGGATTGTTTAGGCCCCAGCGCATTGCTCTCCATCCGGTCACGGGTACTCGGGGCAATAACCCGAGACCTTATTGATGAACCGTTGCGCGACTTCTTCGCGTTAAACAGTTTCCCCAAGCGGTTACTTAATTCTGCAATCATGTCAGAGTTGGCCTGAGTCCAGCAAGTTTGACTCGCCCAAGCATGATGTTATCGGTTTCCTTGATTGAACCCGTTCCTTGGTTCAAAACCGCCGCATAGTTCGCCAAAGCCAATGCCGTGCATCTGTCTGCATGACCATCGGCCCGCCTCAACGCTCGGTATTGCTTGTTTCCTCCCGGCGTTGTCACTTCATCTATCGAATGCAAATCCTCTCGGATTGCATGGTCCCTCGGCACCCGTATTGACCTTTCTTGAAAAGCTCTCCTCAAACCGGGGAAGATTTTTGCCTTGAGCCCCTGCGTGAAAGTGCATTGTTCAAGCTTGTATTCGTAACGATTGGCCAAGGATTCACTTATTGCATTGCCGATTCCTGTTGAATCAATCGCTGCATGAGAAGCCTTGTTAATTCGATCCGAAAGCAATTCCTCCTGCAAATGGTAGGGAGTGTTTCGAAGGACAAGAACTTCCCTTGTCCAAAGCACATCACCCACCTTTTCCAAAGTCCAAGCAACCGTCAAATCATGTTTTCGGCCTATGTCGATGCCCACATAGCGAACCGATTTGCCAATCTCCTCGTCGCATTCAAGTGTTGCTTCATCGCTCACGCATTCGTCAATTAGCGTATACGGAAGCAAAACATTGGTTGCATCGACAAACTCACATTCGTATTCCTGTTCCCAAGCCTCAGGATCATCCAAGCCTCGCTTCAATTCCTCAACATTCATGGGCAGCCCTTCCTCAATGGCCGAATGAATGGTGGTCTTGTGCCTGACGAACTTAAGCTCATCCGACCTGTTCCATATCTCAAAGAACTTGGAATTGCGCCCTGCCGGTGTGCTGATGATTCTTATTTTAAGCTCTCCCCTTAACGGGTTGGAAATGGCGGGATAGATGGCCTCGTAAATCCTGTCGGGCCTTTCATGGAAAGCGAACTCATCCAACACCAAGTTGGCCGAATAACCACGCACGGTATCTGGGTTGGCGGGGAGGGCGAGCACTCTGGAGCCATTGCTGAACCTAACCTCGCTTGTACGACAGTCCGGTTTGTCAAGTTCTAGGGCATCGGAAACCATTCTGGCCACTCGGTTGCCTTTGAGCATCCACTCCTCGGATTGCCTTTGCCCTGCTGACAGCACCACCCAATCGGTGTTTGGTTTATCAAGACAGCTTGCAATGGCTTCAAAAGCGGATCCCAATGAACCTCCAATTTGACGGGATTTAAGCCAAATTTTGAAACGCGATTCATCTGAAACCCATCGTTGCTGATAAGGCAGCATGAGCTTAAACAGAGCTTTTGCGCGTTTCTCCTTGTCCATTTAGTTATTTGAAATCTCGGGGGCTCCCAGCATTTCCCTCCAAGTGTTCATCAAAGTCTTTTCGTTTGTGATCAGATGCCCCGAGTGTTCGACATTCAATTCGGCTCTGTCTGAAAAGCCACATACATTCTTGAGGGCAAAGATAAGGCTCACCACATTATCCTTTTCCAATGCCTGTTGAACCAGTTTACGCTTGAGGGAAGTTTTAAGCTTGGCTTTGCCCTTTTCAAAAGCAACGCGAAACTCGCTATTTTCGTCCTTCATTCTGCGTTGAATCACATCATGCGAGCAGTTGAGCAAAGTCCCCATTTCACCCAATGTGGCATTTAATCCCCCTAGTCTTTCGACCAAATCAAGGTCAAAAACTATCTTGGGACGCCCACCCGGATGTTTGCCATTGTCTGCTGGCTCCGGGGAAGTTAAACGATTTCCGGTCGTTGCTCCTGCCATCAAGAGGTGATTTGCGGGAGAGGTTCCAGAATTGTCAACAGTTAATTTTCAGTATCTTTGTGGGGGAGTTGATCGGAATGATCGGGAGGGGCAACGATTAAGCCCTGTTTTCGGGCTTCATTGATGATATGCTTGACCGGTTTATTGCCGAACCAGTACTCACCGTTGCGTTTATGGATATGGTCTTTGAAGAACTTGGGTTTAGTTTTAGAGGGGGGAGAGTCGGGAGTTTTATTTACCCATCTTTCACCGGCACGAAGTGCTGGAGGGTCAGTATAGCTCGCAAAAGGCTGGCTTGTCATCCCACTGGTTTTTTCAGACATAGATAAGTTTGCAACTTTTAGGATTTTCCGGTGTTGATGATTACTGTTTCATTTGCGTAGCATATCCTTTAGCAGCTTGCTTTTGACGGGTTTAACCTGTTTTAGCTTCATTCCGTACTCATTCACTTTGTCGAATTTGTCGAAATCAATGTCTTTTTTGCGTATCAGCGGGGTTGTGAATTTGCGCCATTGGTCTTTGATAACGTGTTGGGGGCGTTGCCAGCGTCGGTCGGTTTTCACCACATGAGGCCACATACGCTCTAGGCTTCTGGCCATTTGCAATCGTCCATCTCCCTTGTAAAGGTCGCCCATATTGCCGCCTTTCATGCTTAAAGTGACCATTTTCTCTATGCTAAAGGCATTGATTAGGACGGTGCAAAGCCCTGCGGCCAGCACTTGCAGGCATAAATCGGTGTCCTCGTTGTATCTGCCCCGCCAGCGTTGCTCCAAGCTGTTATCAATTAACAGGCATGAATACACATGGACATTGAGGTAAAATGGTGGATTTTGAGGATACGCAAACATATCGTAGCACAGGCCGGAAATGGCTATGTTTTCGTAACGATCAGTGAAATCCTCACAGGCGCGGAAAGCAATACTTGAGTCACATGGAATCTTTTTCCCCTTGTAAAAGCGGCGTGTGCGCCTTTGGTTATCATCCAGAATCCAATGTCTCTCTGCCCCGGCCTCCTTGGAGTGTTCCCATACCCAATTTCGTGCTGGTATTGAGCCTTTTCCTAGGTTTTTGAACGGAAGGATGAGCAGTTGATCTTCTCCGTATTTGGCGGCATACAAGTCCTTTTCCGGTGGTTCAATCACAATCTTGAAAGGCACTTTGTCTTTCAGAAGGAAATTGGCTGTCAGACAACAATCATGCCTCCCCTTGGAGATGACATAAATCGGGTATTTGGGAAGGGGTTTCATGCTTCAAGTCTGACAGCACTCACATCGTCCTGTTCCTTGTGCGGAAACCAGATGGATTTGGTTTTCTCGGTTAATGGAGAGCCTACAAGCTTCCCGAAATCCTCCCTGTCCTTCTCAGAATCAAAAGAAACAAT